CTTTAGTCGCACATTCTTCGATTCTGTAGTCTATCTCGTCAAAGTCGTTAAAACTTCCAAGAAGATCAGCTACATCACCTGTAGTTATTTTATTTTTCATTGTTATTCTCCTGTATTTTAATTAGTCGGGTTAGATACCACTCAGCTTTCTTTAAATCTTCAAGGCCACCTTTGTCTTTATATCGGGTAACGTACTTGATGATATTGCCTTCTAAGTAGTTCATAGAATGAGAAACAATATAATCAGTCGTTTCTATTCCTTTTTGGTAATAGGTCGGGTTGATCTTATCGCTCATTGTCGGACTCCTTTGTTAATCCACCAAGAAGAAACAATATATTGTTCTTCTTTGCAGTCGTTACAGAAACATTGCATTTCTTTGTTATCGTCTTTGATAATTTGAATATCATCAGAGGTACATTCATTACATAACCATTTATTCATTGTCGGACTCCCACCATTTTTTTATAAACATATCATCAACACATTGCTGACATTCAGTTTTGTTGCCAACTGAATGAGAGATGACTGCCATTCGCATTAACTCTAAATCAATATTTTCATTTAATATTTCAGCGACCCACCCATCACCACCCCAATAGTCGTATTCTTCTAGAAAGTTAGTAACATCATCTAAGTCAATATGAAATTTCTTTGTTGGTTGTTTAGCCATTAATTATTCTCCTTTAATAAACTTCTTTGTTAACTTTGTAATAGCCTTCGTTCATTGACTCGGCTAGTGTCCATTTATCACTTTCATAGTCGTAATAATATATATCTTTGTAACAAGCATCTCCCCATACCACTAAAGCTATATGACCACACCAACCTGGACAATCTGGAACATAATCTCTTATGATTGCCACGTTAGTTAAATGGTCTAAGGTAATATCAAATCCAGTGCCATACCATTCTTGGTGAGCATCAAGTATTCCTTGTAGTTCTTTTTTTGTTGGTTTACTCATTGTCGGACTCCTTTGTTTCAGTTGTAAAAGATTTTTCACGAATAAAACCTTGATCAATTAATGTCTGAGCAGTTCTTCCAAACCATCCTTGAAGGGTATAAGCTAGTCCAAAATCTACTAGATACTGCCAAGCCTTTAAGACTTGTTCTTCACTTTCGACTTCCTCAAAACCTTCTGCTATTCCTACAGCCAAATAATCATTCATCACACTTTCTTTTATATCTCTATTCATTGTTGGACTCCTATATGTAAATGATTTCAAAACGTATCTCTTGGACTGTATCAAGCCAAAAGAACACCACATAAATAAATAGAGATGATCCAACTAAGACTATTGCGATCCTGATAACTGTTCTCCATTTATATTTAACTAAGTCTATAACTTTGCTAATAAAGTTAAAAACCTTCTGACGTTTCTGTATTTTCTTTTTTCTAGGCATCTTCGTTCTCCTCAATATAGCCAAAGACCCAATCATTAGCATCTCTGATTTGTTCAACCAATTCATCAAAGTCATGCTCTTGTTGCTCTTTTCCCTCAAAGAACTCTCTTTCGACTATCTCCCAATCTTCAATAATATAAGTTCCATTATCCCAATTATTGGTATCTAGGCACTTGTAAGCACCAATGCCAACCGAAAGCGTGCCACCAAAATAGTTTCCTATCAATTGCGAAAGCCTAGCTATTGCGTACGATGAGTCATCATTGCATCTAATACCATACAGCTTTGCTACATGTAGAAATGGCTCAACGCTATCACGTCCACCATTCCAATGAAGGTAAAGAGAATTCCATTCCTCTTGAGGAACGTTTTTATCTTTAATTGTTATAACTGCTCTATTTCCCATTTTCGTTCTCCTTTAAAAATTTAGTAAATACTTCTTTTGGAAATTTATCGTCAATCATGTATTCTGTTTTGCCATTCAAAAAGTCTTGAATAAATTGGATTACTTCTTTATCTTCCCAATCTCTAAAAGGTAATTTATAGTTAAATTGACATTCCAAAACTCCAACCAATCCATATAGCGTTGGTTTGTTTACAAAATCTATAACTTCGCTAAAGTCATTTGTATATAAAAGATTATCCTTATCCTCTGCATAATCTCTTTCATATTTAATTGTATAAATCCAATCTTCATATTTAGATAAGTCTTTAAAACCAATACCCAAATAATTTTCTTGTCGTTCTGCAAGTATTGGTGAGTTGATCCAAATCTGATAACCATTGCAGGCAAAACTAGGTAATTCATCATTGCCATAAGATACGTTTTCCCAATCGCTAGGTATTGGTAAATCTTTATAATAGTCTGTCCACATCATTAGATTACACCTCGATATCTTTAAGTTTATTGAAAGCATTAACAACGTCATCGTCAGTATAATCTGTGCCACCATTAGCTTTGATCTCATCTTTTAGACAACCAACAATTTCATATATTTCACCGATTGTTAACTCTACTTTTACTTTTTTGTTATATCCCATAATTTTCTCCTATAAATTGATTAGTAAATTTACTACTGTATTAATCTAGCTTTCTTTAGATATTCAATAGAAGTTCCTGACTCTTGTTCATTTGTGAGATTAAATTGAATTTGATTATCCCAATATTCAAATTCTTCATTAGGTATATCTAATCTGATCCAAACAAAAGTATCATCATCAAAAGTTACTACTGTCCCTTTTTGGTTAGACACATCTGTTTCAAAAGTCGGTGCATCACATATCGCCCAAGTGTCATCTGCAAACTGAACTCTATCGCCTATTTTTAATTTGGTTACGTCTAACCATAAATTATTGATCTCCTCAGTAATGGCTTTCATTTTTAAAACTCCATCCTTAAGAGTATCTTGGAAATAAATCCAACTACGACCATTATCATTTTCTATTTTGTGCTTTTTCCCAATCTCTAAAATAGAATTAATTAAATTTTGATCATCAAGATAATTCAAATCAAGACCAAATATACATATCTCATTTTCGTTTTTAGGGTATCTTTGACTTGGTTCTCCATATTCATCAACATCATTAATCAACCATAGTAAATCTTCATTATCGATTTCGTATGCAAAGTGCATACAACCACCCCCAGAATGAAATCCAAGTAGTTCGTATTTGTTTAACATGTTTTGTTGTTTTTCAGTAATTTTCATTTTTTACTCCTTAGTCGGGTTATAAGTCGGGTTATTAGTCGGGGTTTGTGTCGGGTTATAGTCGGGATTTATATGGATCGTAAAATCAAAGTAATTCATCAATTGACATAGTAAATCCGACTCTGCTTGTTCTTTGTTGTCGGCGATAGAGTGAAAAATCACTCTATCTCCTTTAATAATTTTGGCTTGTATCATTAGGCGACCTCTTCATCTTTGTAGAGTCGCTCATCGCCTGCCCATTCATAGGCTAGTTCTTGAATGTTATGGTCTAGGCAAATTGCTTGCCCTGTGCAACATCTCCCCCAATACTCGCCATAATTATTGTCGATTATTGGTTCGTTGATTTCTCTTAATCTGTCAAGAAACCAATTAGAGACTAGATACCATTCATCGATTTCGTTCATATCTTCGCAATTGTTTCTTACTTCATCAATTAAATCTTGGTCGCTCATATCTTCATCATACGAACCCATATATTTAAGTATTTCTTCATCAGACATATACAAGTTTTCTATATCATCAAGATAAAATCCATCTACGTCTTTTTCTTGTAACGTGATAACAAGTGCAGTTTGATTTCTATAAATATGGGGTTGTATAAATTTCTGTGTTATATCTTGAACAATCCCATTGTCTAAATTGAAATATTCTTGTTTGGTTAATTTTTCTTTTTTATATTCCATATCAACTCCAATCAGTCCAATAAAAGATATTACTATCTCCCTCTTTTTCCCATTCTTTAAGACCTTCTTGATATTCTTCTTTACTCAACATCTGTCGGGTGCAATTTTCTGAGCAGGCATTTTGTTTCTCATATACAACGTAATACCCCTCATATTTATCTATGGGTTTTTTGCAAACTTTACATTTCATAATTTAACCCCCTCTAAATTATCTTTTAGAACTCTCTTTATTTTCTTATTAAATATATAGCTATTTGGTTCGCAATATTTCCTTAAATCTGCCTTAGCCCATGCTAGATGAGTTTTGCAAACATTCTCATCTGTAAATAGATATTCGCTATTCTTGTAATCTATTACAGCGAAATTAATTTCTATTTCCTTTATGAAAGAGATTAATTTGCCTTGGCTAAATAACAAGTTGCAACCATTAACAAAAAAATGTTCGTAGGTTTTAACTTTGCGTGGATAACTAGGTGAGGTATCTTCTAACCCTAAATCCTCTTTAGTAATTATTATTTGGTTATTCATTGTTTAACCTCTCTTGAATTTCTTCAAAGTCTTTTTCAGAAATGTACTCCCAAAGGATAGATTGGCATTTACTTTCATAATCTAGTAATCCTTTGTAATAACCAACGTCAAACTCTGTTGAATTTTCAGAATTCATAACTTCTTTAATATCTTCATCAGTTATAAATTCTTTCGCATCTTGAATAATTTTATTACTAGATTGATTGCCAAAAGAAACAGAAAATCCTAAATTACTTAACCAAGAGGATATTTCGTTTTTGATGTTTTCTGTTGTTACGTCGTCTCCATGGACTTCATACCAACTGCCTGACATATCATCTACATCACATTCTAGATTGATATTAATATTAAATGTTTTCATTACTTGCCCCCCTCTATAGATTTGTAATTCTCTCTAGTGACAGAATGTTTGAAATAATCGTACCCATTAGAAGTGCAGATATACATCATTGGTTCATTCTTTAGAGTTGGATTAGTTTTGTAAAAGTTATCAAACGCTAAATTGAATTCTCTAGTATTTGGTTCTTTTAAAATTATATTTTTATTCATTGTTTTAGTTCTCCGTTTTAGTAAACAATAACTGAATTATAGACTATTTTTGACAAAGTGTATATTTCAATATTTCTGCTATTTGTAACTAATTAATTAATAGATATTCTTTTAATAGGTGGTTGAGGGGTAAAAATAGCATTTTCTCTGTCTCTTTCTCTTTTCTATCTCTAATAAATGTAATCCAGGCCACATTTCAGCGTCGGGTGTCGGGTGTCGGGTTGTTTTTTTGAGTGCCTATCTGTAAACGTCGGATTGTCGGGTGTAGACTTTAGACAATGACGTCGGGCGTCGGGTTGTCGGGTTGTCGGGTTGAAACTAGAGACTACAAATCGAAATTTTTTTTAGACTCAGATCCTTGAATAGTATGAAACTATTGCAGCTGCATAATTGACCAGGTTTTTTTAACTCAAAAGCTGGGGGTGCGATCTGGAGAGCGAGCTGTTTACACGCCAGGCCAAAATTTTTAGTAAATATGAGTTTGGATCCTTGCTTAAATAATTAGATATTTTTCTACTATGTGTAAATTACTCCTGTATAATTATGGGTAAGGGGGGAGCGTGGTGCGACCCCGTTAATTACGGAGAAAAAAATGCAAAATTTTTATTACGGAAAAAAATTGGAGGCTTACAACGGTAAGCCATTTGTTAATGACCAAGAGAGATACGCTTACTTCAGAGCATATCTCTTTAATCTTGGGATAACTGATACTAGATGCGGTGACTTAGCCAGGGCAATAAGTCAGCTACATTCAGCAGTCAGTAAGTGTGGAACTCCTAATTTGTCAGTCATCTCGGAAGAGTTTGAAGGTCTTATTTCTGCTTGCAGAAAGTACGGAGAACTAGAGGACATGCAGACTGACTTTACTGACGAAAATGGGAGGGACTACAAATGAGTAAAACTAAAACTAGAACTATCAAGCTTAGTCCTTTAAGTGTTTTACATGCAAGGCTCTGTTTCAGGTATAGGGAATTTGACTACCCTGTTTATGCAGCGCTAGTTGAGGAGATAACTTCTATCTTTGGTGCTATGCCTGAATCAATTCAAAAGGAGTTAGTCGAAGGTGGTTTTCTTGCTGATAAAATAGAGGTGAGCAAATGAGCCAGTACAAAGTAACCCTAAGAGGTATGCTACCAATAGAGGTAGAGGTTGTTGTAGAAGGTAATTCAATTACTGATGCCAAAGATAATGCGTTATATCCGTATGATTGTTGGCTAGGTAATGAAAGAGTTTGGTCAGTTTGTTCGTATACTGGTTCTACGCAAAATGAAATAGATATGAACCCATCAGATTTATTTGACTTGGACTTAAAACTTCAACTTACTAAAAACAAAGTTGTTAAATTGTTAAAATCAGAGGAATTAAATTATTAAGTTTAACTCCGTAGACGAAGGGCAAGCTTGGAGGACTTGCCCTTTTTTTTGTCTGAAAGTCGGGTGTCGGGAGTCGGGTGTCGGGTTTAATAATTAATCCTAAATTGAAAATTTTGTTACTAAAGATAAAGATGAGAAAAAGATTTTGGATCGCCAGCTGGCGTCTGGTGGTTCCAGTTCTTGGGGAACGTGACTCTATTTTGAGTCGGAATCGGAAAGAAACAGCAAAAAACTATCGTTTTTTACCCCCAAATGCAGAGTACACATACACATACGCATATAGACAATAATTTACATACTTAATCAAATATAATTTGACTATCTATTTTTACACTTGTTAAAAACTATCTTTTGGCTATATAATTTTTACAGGAGTTGCAGGTAGATGAGCTTTGTTCACGCTTTCTCCAATAATTTAGTTATTTAGACTGCCTGCAACGACTTATAAAATATAAAAAAAGGTAAGGGTATGAACAGAATGAATATGGCTAATCAAATGTATTCAAGAGGAGATGAGGTATCTTCTGGTAGGAGATCAGGTTCAACAGGTCCAAATGTTCAACGAGGCTCCTTAACTTTGCCTGCCAAAACTTTATCTAGAATGCGTGGTTTAGCTAGTCTTGGTAAACCAGGACTAATAGCAGCAGGTGGACTAGGGCTTTTTGAAATAGGTAGACAAGGTGGATTTAGTCCAGAAAATTTAGGTAGAAATGCAGCTAGGGTGGGTAAATTTTACGGTGATCTTTTAGACGAAGCCGTTGAAGTTGCTACAGAACTAGGACAGCCAATACAAGATTTTGTCGGCAGAGTAGTTCAAGGCTATCAATCTGAAATGGATGCAGGATCACCTGTACGTATGATGTCTGATATGGATGAATCAGGTAGAACAATGTCTAATATGGAAAGAAATCTTATGCAACAAGAACAACTAGGCTTTGCCGCAGGCGACGAAGTTGATGTCGATGCACTTCCAAAAGGCTTGAAGGCTATGTATGACTCTGGACCCAAAGGCAGAGAAGGTGTTGAGAAGATAGCAGCCAAAACAGACAAGTTCGCCGAAGGTGATGAAGCGATTAAAGAACAAAAACCTTTTACAGAGTTCCAACCAGAAGGTTCTTTAAAAGGTACTTTCTTTGATTTTGTACCAGATGCGATGCAAGTATCGAGATTTTTGATGGATAGGTTTGGAAGTGAAGCTGCCGAATCAGAATCTATTAGAGAGAGATTTAATAAAGCTTTTGCGGAAGCTCGGGCTGAAGGTAAAGAAGTGTTTATGTTTATGGGTAAACCTTACAATACGATGACGCTTGAAGAGGTTGAAGGTATGGCTTTAGGTGGACCCGTTGAAAACGAGATTGACGAAGCCTTATCAGAAATACAAAGCGTACAGCCAGAAGCGATGGTCATACAACAGGTTATGACGATGGTTATGGAGATGATCCAGTCTGGCGCTAGTGAAGAACAAATTATGCAAGCGCTGATGGAAATGGGATTGGATCAAGAAGACATTCAACAGGTGATGATGATGGTAGCTGAAGAAATGGCAGGCCAAGAATCTATCGACGGACAACTAGCGCAGATGATGTAAGATGGCTGAACTGCCCGACGTAGGTTCAATCCAACCCCTAACTGAAGCCGAAAAGCGTAAAGCTTTCGGTACCCCTCTACAGCGTTTTTTGAAAATAGATCCAATAAGCGTAGAACGCGACCCCATCAAACGTGGTATCGCTTCAATTGGCTCCAATATACGGGATATGTTATTACCTGAATTTGGTTTGGAGCAGGCTGTAAAAGAAGGCGATCCAGTTCAAATGGCTATAAGTGCTTTTGATTATGTGATAGCCAATCCAGCTGTAGCTTTACTAACCAAAGGCAGTAAATCCATTTTACAATTAGCTAAAGATTTACAAAAAATGAATCCTGAAGAGGCTGCTAAAGCTAAAGAATCTGTTAACAGGCTAATTCAACGAGAAAAAGATCAATTGGATTACGAACTTGGATACCTAGATGATCAAGGTTACAGGTTGCCTGGATATGAAACAGCTAAAAAACGATTAGAAATACTCGAAGAAAATGAGTCAATTATTAACAAGGCTAAAGGAAAAAATGTTGTTATAGGAGAAGAACTTAATCCTGTTGAGCTACAAACTGGTTTTAACACTCTTCAAGAATATATGGAAGATATTGCTCGTAATCCTGGCTCTATACCTTTTGACCCCGCTTTAAAAAAACAAATAATTAAATATATAAAAGATAATCCGCAAAAAGTTGAAAGTATCGCTCTTAGAAAAAAACTGCAAAGAACTGACTTAGACGATGCTATAGACAGTTTAGATTGATGAATCTATCGAGTTTAACCGAGACAGAGCTGAAAGAAGCTCTGATGTTAAAAGAAAAGTTAGACAACTACGCACTCCAAGACAAATGCCAAAGTAGTTTTATAAACTACGTTGAACACATCTGGCCTGAATTTATCTGCGGGCGCCACCATAAAATATTTGCTGAAAAACTCCAAGAAGTAGCCGAAGGTAAATGCCGACGTTTGATCGTTAATATGCCACCCAGACATACCAAGTCTGAGTTCGCATCTACTTTTTTCCCGTCTTATATTATGGGACTCCAGCCCAAGATGAAAATTATGCAAACAACGCATACAGGGGAACTAGCTGTACGATTTGGTCGTAAAGTTCGTAACTTGATGGATCAGGAAGATTACAAAAATATTTTTCCAGAAGTGCAACTACAATCCGATAACAAATCTGCGGGACGTTGGGAAACCAATAAAGGTGGCGAGTATTTCGCTGCAGGTGTAGGTGGAGCGGTAACAGGACGTGGTGCGGATTTATTGATTATTGACGACCCTCATTCTGAGCAAGACGCACTTAGCCCTTCAGCCTTGGAGTCCGCGTACGAATGGTACACCTCTGGACCTAGACAGCGTTTACAGCCAAACGGATCTATTGTAATAGTTATGACACGTTGGAGTGCGATTGATTTGACCGCTAAGTTATTGGAGGCGCAAAAGGAACCACTTGCTGATCAGTGGGAAGTTATAGAGTTCCCTGCCATATTTCCAGATTCAGATAAGCCACTTTGGCCTGAGTTTTGGCCTGAAGACGAGTTATTAAAAGTTAAGGCATCTTTGCCTGGTATGAAATGGAATGCTCAGTGGATGCAAAACCCGACAGCAGAAGAGGGTTCGATTATTAAACGTGAGTGGTGGCAACCTTGGGAATACGACAGCTTACCCAACGTACAGTATATTATGCAAAGTTATGATACGGCATTTTCTAGAAAAGAAACAGCTGACTATTCTGCCATATCGACGTGGGGCATATTTAGACCAACTGACGATTCGCCTGATTGTATTATACTTTTGGATTGTCAGCGTGGGCGTTGGGACTTTCCAGAACTCAAAGAGATTGCTCATCGTGAATACAGTTACTGGGAGACAGATATGGTGTTGATTGAAGCCAAAGCATCTGGTACCCCTTTAACTCAAGAACTACGACGTATGGGCATACCTGTCGTTAATTACTCGCCAACCAGAGGTCATGATAAACATTCGCGTATGCACTCGGTTGCACCTGTCTTTGAAGCGGGTATGGTGTACGCACCTCAACGTATGTTTGCTGAAGAGATGATTGAAGAGTTT